TGTAGCACCGATTTCTTGACCGTTAAGGCGGTTGACGAATCGACCGGCATGACGGGACCAGTAGTATTTACCTGCGGTAGCACCCTGAACGAGGTCGTTAAGGATCTCACGATCAATCTCAAGAGCAATTTGCTCAGAAAGAATAGAAGTAAGTTCAACCTCTGCATCAAGGTTGTGGTATGCGTTAAGATCTTGTCCTAACTCAGGAGTCCACTTAGCCTTGAGCTTTTTGGTGATAGCTGTGATAGACACAGAATCAACCTTGATGTCGATCTCAGGAATGACACCAGATTCTCCTCCAACCTGATTGGAAGCTTGCTCTGCACCCCAGAGAGGATCACCGATAACGGAACCAAGAGCACCGCCAGCAACGAAGTCATCATCGATTGCGAACTCAAAGTCTTGATTACCAGCGACGAATGCACCTGAAAGGTTGACAGGGGTAACCTGACCGTCAATAGAAGCGTAAACCAAGAGAAGGTTTGTTGATTCAGTACCGGAAAGTTGAGTCAAACGACGGACTTGGAGCCCGTTTGCGACAGCAGCCGAACCAGAAATTGAAATCAAGTTGTCGAGGTTAAGTTGACCAAAGTTGCTAACTGCGACCTCAGCAATCGCTACGGTTGTTGTGCCAGAGGTAAAGTCTGGATCGTAACGAACAACTTTATCAAGTTCTGGGTCTCCACCACCATAAGTACCTGACTTGAAAGGTGTCAAAGTAAGGTTTGCGGCAGAGCCGGTTGGTGAAGCGTAGCCACTATTCAGTGCATAGAATGACTTCTCTGCATTGAGACCATCAAGGCTAACACCACCAGTGATTTCTGCACCTAAGCGTCCACCACCATAAAGTGATTCACCAGAAAGATTTCCAAGACGTGAGTTAAGCGCTGATACTGTATCATCGGAAACACTAAAGTCAAGGAAGAAAATGAGTCCACTGGGGAGGCTCATTGGTTGAACGGAAACGAGGTCGTTTGCGATCAAGCCGCCGAATACACGACGGACAATTGGAAATGCAACTGCGGCAAATCCTTCGACATCGCCAGATGCCATAGCGGAAGTTTCACGAAGAAGCTCCTTAGCTTGGTTCTCTAAAAGACGAGCCATGCTATTACGAGTGCGGTCGTTGTCGAGACCTTCCAAAAGTCCTGTCTTCTCCCACTTGTTGAGAAGAGCAGCGCCCTCTTGAGAAAGATCACGGTTAACAATGCCCTCGGTTAGTTTATCTAAAACTGACATTATTTATTTTTCTCCTTTTATGCCTGCTAAAGCCCTCATCCTATTAAAATATGGATTTTGGGTTGTTGTCTCCCTACGACGAGGGAGGGTTGACGACGGTCTTTCAACTGCTTCGCGAAGTGATTGTGGAGAAGACTTTGCTCTATCTCCCACCGCGCTTTGAAGGGTTTCATAAATTACCTTCGCCTCTTCAACAGAATCGGCATTCGAAATAGACTCGACAATCTTTGTTTTTTGTCGCTCATTCAAGGAGGTGCTATTTAACACGCGATTCGTGTAAAGTAAACGAGCGTTCGAAAGATTGACTTCTTCCAATCGCTCCTTAAGATGTATAACTGTTTTTTGTAAATTTGATTTTTCTTGTTTAAGCTCATTAACTTGGTTGAGATACATACCAGATTCTTCGCGAGCTTTTTGAAGAGCGGCGTGCTCTTCGGCAACTTCGTCATCTTTAAGAGCAGCGAGTGTCACCTTCTGTCCTTCAAGATTACGATCAGTAGGGGTTGAGCGCCCTCCCAAACCTTGGTCTGGGATACCCACATCTACTTTAAGCTCTTCGGCAATGGCGTCAAGAATTTCCTCATCAAGTTCGATCTCTTCATCAAGATCGGTTTCTTCTTCGAGTTCTTCGGCACCTTCGGCTTGAACGGCTTCCTCGATTTCTTCTTCGAGGGTATCAGCGAGGTCTTCGTGAGATTCCTCAACAGGCTCTTCCTCCTCGGATAAGGCACGTTCAAGCGCTTCGAGGTCTAAACGAACCATAATTGGTTCGTCACCTTCTTCAACAGCGTAAGGAACTTCTTCCATCACTGAGCTTTCTTCCTCCTCTTCAAGGGTGTCTTCTTGCTCTAAAAGAGAGTTGACGGCATCCCTAACTTCGGAGGAGTATTTTTCAATAATCGCTGCTTCGGCGTTTTTAATAGCCG